TTTATAACACAGATGATCATGCATCTAAATTAACAAAATTAATATACAAAATTCATTTTAAGAATATATATAGTTTTCCAGTTGAATGGGATCAATCTGGTATACCTATTGTTAGAACTATATATGATATAAATTCGTTTATATCATCAATAGATTATAGAGTACGTGCACTAATATCAAAGAGACGTTATACTAATATCAACGTACCACTTGTACCAAATAACGTACCACTTGTACAAATCACACAAAAGCGTAAAAAACTAGTTGCACCGCGTACAATTTTTAACCCGCCGCCCGCGGCAAATCCAATGATTCCAGTATTTGGAGGACGTGTGCCCATAAAGCACGCTCACACTCGTACAAAGCGTAGTATACACCCTCTCATAAAAGTATCACTTAAAAGAAGAATACAAAAAGGTCATACTAAAAAATATAAAAAAACAAGGTCTACAAAATATAAAAAAACAAGGTCTACAAAATATAAAAAAACAAGGTCTACAAAATATAAATTAAATAAAACTATAAAGAAATAATATTCATTATTACCTACTAGAACAAATGGAATACGACCATCACTTCATTCTTGCCCTTTTTCACGTCCTACTCGTCTCCCCCCTCCTTCTTTTTGTTGGTTTTCAGCGCGCCCTCACACCTGAATGGCTCTTTAAAGCACTCTTCTGGATTGGCGTTGTTATTATCGGCTTCCACGGATACAAGGCGTTCATACGGTTTAATGCACACTCCTCCTATCTCTACGTTAACCTAATACACGTTCTTATTATTGGACCGCTTCTCGCTTTTATTGGGTATCACGGAAATGAAACGCCGAGATTTGCCTATGAACTCCTGTTGTTGATTGGGTTTTCTGCGTTGGGGTATCATACGTTTGGGCTTGTTCGGCTGTTGAATACGCATTCAGTGCATATGCTGGATAAGGACTAGTAGACTTTTAGACTTTTAGACTTTTAACAAAAGTCTCCAAAACTTATTTTTAGACTTTTAACAAACGTCTGCAAAACTTATTTTTAGAAAGTCTAAACGTCTGCAAAACTTATTTTTGGAGACTTTTTTCTAAAAAGTCTAAACGTCTGCAAAAAATTGACACTCCAAATTACAGTATTATAAACTAGAGCCATGTCCACTTATACCTGCGTTGATTGTGAGAAAGTCTTTACACAGAAGGGCCGTTACACGGCGCATAAAGCACGTAAGACTCCTTGTAAGAAAGAAGAAAAGAGTTTTGGGGACTTTTGTGAAAAGTTTAAAGAAAAGTCTAAAGAAAAGACCGAAGAAAAGTCCGAGGAAAAAAGTTTTGGAGACTTTTGTGAAAAGTCTAAAGAAAAGTCTGAGGAAAAAAGTTTTGGGGACTTTTGTGAAAAGTCCGAAGAAAAGTCCAAAAAGCCCTTCCTCAAATGGGTCGGCGGTAAAACACAGATTATCGCCGACGTTCTCGCGCTCTTCCCTCAAACTATGAACAACTACCACGAACCCTTTCTCGGCGGCGGCAGTGTTCTCCTTGCTCTCCTTAGTCATAGAGCAAGTGGTGCGATTACAATGAAAGGTACAGTATATGCAAGTGACCTCAACGCAAATCTCATCGGACTCTATAAGACAATTCAGTCCGACCCCGAGGGTCTCATTGCAGCTGTGCATGGGATGATGGAAGAGTTCGCTAATGCAGTAGAAGGCGGGACAGTGAACCGAAAAGCCACCACACAAGAAGAAGCGCTATCCTCTCCCGAATCCTACTATTTCTGGATTCGCAAACAATTTAATGCAACTGATGCAAGCGCATCTCTTCAAAAAGCCGCGATGTTTCTCTTCCTCAACAAAACCTGTTTTCGTGGTGTATACCGAGAAGGTCCCCGCGGATTCAATGTCCCTTACGGGAATTACAAGAATCCTGGTATTATCGATGCGGACCATATTCGGGCGGTGTCGCAGCTTATTCAAGGCGTGGTGTTTACTGTGCAGCCATTTCAGGAATCGATGAAGATTGTACATGATGGGGATTTTGTCTATCTGGACCCGCCCTATGCACCAATTGATGAGAAGTCGTTTGTATCTTATACTGCGGATGGATTTGATATAGACCAGCATGATGTGCTGTTTTCTATGACGAAAGACTTGTATAAGATGGGTGCGCGATTTGTAATGAGTAACGCGGCGGTACCGCTTGTTCTTGATGCGTTCTCTTCTTGTGCACACTGTACCATTAAAAAAATAAGTTGTCGCCGCGCAATTCATTCTAAAACACCCGCTGCGCGGGTAGAGGAAGTATTGATTTTTGGATGATACCTTTTATATGATAGTTATATAGTTATAAAGTTATAAAGTTATAAAGTTATAAAGTTATAAAGTTACAATGATGAAGCCTTGAGAAGTAAATCTGTCGCTGCACTATATTCAATCCCTTGTTGTTTGAAGAATTCAATGAATTCTCTTTTTTCTTTCGTGCATTTTGGACCCTCCAAATTACCATAACTCGTTCGGCATATAGCTTCTGCCCCACCAATACATACAATGATGAGGCGTTTTCCATAGAGTCTTGGAATCTCTGCGTATTTGAAGGGGCATCCAAGGATTTTCTCACCTGCTGTGCCAGTTGTGTAATATGTCTGTGCTTTTGCTTCTACGATTGCGTCATCCACTTCGGCATCAGGTTGGTATCCGTTCTGTTTTTTAGGTTTTGTAACATCTTTGCCAAAAAGTGTAAATATTTCTTCGCAAATATGTTCTCCGAATTTGTTCGTCCATTGCTTATCAAGGCGTAAATCGGGACGATACTTTTTAAGGACTTCTTGTCCCCACTTGTCCTCGAGTTTTTTGTATTTTTCAGTGTCTTGTGTTTTGTTCTTTTTTTCAATCGCTGGAAAGAATGAATGATCACCGAAGAGCCACATAATCACTTCTGGTTCACGGAGAATCCGTACAAGCGGATTGGTATTCTTGGAAATGAAATCAATAACTTGCGTGATGGGAGATTGCATGGTTTGTTTTGATTATTATAAAACAAAAAATTGATTTCAATTTTTTTTGGAGGAAATTTGTAGATTTAAAAGTCTAAAGGTCTAAAGGTCTATCTAAAGGTTTTGGAGACTTTTGTTAAAAGTCTAATCATGTCATACATCGACGACGAATCCAACGACTGCATGCTCTACGTCCGCCATAATTCCACAGACAAAACATGGACCTGTCACTTATGTAAATTAACCGAAGAAGCAATGGAGGGAATTCTATGGGACAACTATCAACTTGCCTGCGGCCACGAAGCTCACATGCGCTGCTACCGTGTATGGTCGAAGATGATAGGGGCAGTCGGATGCGCCAAGTGCGGCCTAAAAGAGTTGATACCAGAGAATGAGTGTTGTTATTATTGCGAGAAGTGGGGGCATTCGACGGAGGCGTGTACAAATGAGAATCAAAAAAAATAATTGTATAATTGGCATTTTATAATTGCATTGTATAATTGGCATTACAAGTCCAGCTTCAAGCATCCCTTCGCGTGATAATAAAACGCCGACGCAGATGCATATGTCTTATTACATTCTGTACATCCTATTTTTTTGTCCTCCTGTACTTCCGAGATTTTACCACATTCCTCCTGATAATGCATTCGCATACAGTGTATGATGCAGTTGGCTTTTGTTAGCGCCTTAAAGTCACAGTCATCAAAAGAACATGCGAACTTCCGTTTCTCTGGTGTATCTGAATGCTTCGCCTCTATATGCAGTGATAGTGCCTGTTTCTGCACGAATGCCTTGTCGCATTTATTACATTTGTAATTCAATGCATTATTATGTTTCTTAAGATGATAATGCATTGTATTCTGTTTTGTAGTTGTAAAATCACAGGTGGGACAGATGTATTCGCCTTCTTCGTTCTTCGTGTAAATAATAGGCATTTGGTTGTTGTTTCTTCTGTCTTTTTTATAAAAAAGGTTGAATTCAATTTTTTTATGAATTTTGTTTCTAAATTTTGTTTATAGATTTCGTTTATAGATTTCGTTTACAGATTTCGTTTATAGATTTCGTTTATAGATTTCATTTATAGATTTCATTCGATTTTTATTAGAATCTCATACTACAGTAATGAATATACTTGAACGCTTCGCGTCCATGTTCACAACACTCAACGTTGTATGTCTTCTTTTTATTTATCCGAATGCCCCGCCGGCCATAAAAGATATCTTACGTGGCACTACCCTTATTATTCTGTTGATGGTGGTTACTATTTGGTTGTCGGGTTATCTCTTTGAAGTGTATGATGATTTGTATGTGGAATTTGCAGAGCCGCTAGCGGCTCTGCCTATGAAGTTTGCGCAGCAAACTGAATTCGGTGAGCCAGTAGTGGCTCTGCCTATGAAGTTTGCGCAGCAAACTGAATTCGGTGAACCTATATTATCGATTAATACCATTATCAAAAATAAATACAACCATCCTTTACCAGTAAAGCGCACCATCCTCCTCATTGGAGACATCCTCTTTCATGTACTTCCAGGCCATCTCATCGGTCTCCCTACGAACCCCGTATCAGTTTTAATCGCATACTGTATTACTCTGCTGTGGTTTTTTCTGAATCGTGATAGAATTACGAAGATATATTCGCGGACTGTAACAAAAAAACGCGTGGAGAAATCCCTTGTTTTTACAGGTATTATGGCGTTAGTTTTTGTGCTGTTTCTTATGTTTTAGAATTCGTCTGCTATCATTTTATTTGGAAAAAGTCGCTCATGATATATTTTGTTAACATGTACAACACCAATGTTCCCTTTCATATCTGTAAATAAATGGGCAAGTTCTTCATATGGATCT